TTTGTTATTTGTTTGATTCAGATGTTAAATCCTCGGTGCTTGTCTGATCGGATTCTACTTCCGTATTATCAGATGCTAAATCTTCTTCAAGGAGCTTTGTCTTTTCTTCAATCTTAGCTACGTAAGCTTTAATACTTTTTGCTTTTGTAGTAATTTCGGAAACACTTGAAACTGTTACTGCTGAATCATTCGAATACCCCATTGGCATTGCTACCATTGCTGAAGAACTAACGATGGCTGAAATACCACTCATTAATCCCTTGATTTCATCCATAATAATCTTCTTACTAATTTCATTCATGATGCGACCTCCCTACTTATCAATCAAATATTGCTGTAGCTTATCTCTTGTGTCTTTGAGATTGTCGATTCCGTTACCTGTAATATCGTGATTGATTATTACTAATAAGCATTGTAGAATCATCTTGTTGGATTCTTCAACCTCCTTGAGTCGAACATTGTCCGAATCAAGAAGTTTTGAATGCTTATCTACAGTCTCCTGTAAATCTTTACTTGGTTTCTTTACTTCTTTCACGATTTTATACACCCCCCATAAGGCTGCTATCAACGAGCAAATAAGGAGTATCGTGTCTGAAGATACTGTGAATTTGATCATCGACTACTCCCCTTTGAAAAACTTCTGTAACTGTTTGTAAATCTGATTGCTTCCTGTGGACGCTAACCCACTCATAATACCAATAGCAATTGCCGTAAGTATGTCATTTGCTGGGAAGCTCGGCATTGTAAACATTGCGACAACACCAAGAGCACCGCCAATAGCTCCGACTAACACCGGGATGCATACATCATTCACATAGCTCCATGCTTTAAGCCCCATACCGATAAGATAACAAATAACCACGATTGGTATAATAATAACAAAATCTTTAATATCCATTTTGACTTCCTCCCTATTCTACAATTTCTACTGGATCTTCGATCATGAATTCGATTGCCATGCATGCCGATGGCGTAATGTTCTCCGGCAGATCATCATCTGTAATCATGTTGATTTCCAATGACGCTTCGACTGAACCGATCTCATTAAACTCTTTGATGAACTCGTTCCAGTTCGGATTCGAACGGTTCATAGTAACTCCGTTATCAGAATACTTTCGAATCAGCTCATCACGAGACTTGTCATACTCTGCAAGTTCATTGTCGATTTTCTTAATATTTCGTGCAACTGACAGTCCTGCCTTACGCGAGAACGCAAGATCTAAGATGCCATTATTGGCGATCAACTGACGAATATCAAACAGTTTGCTTAATGTTGTAATGTATTTTTTCATAATGTTTTGACTCCTCGCTTCATAAAGTAGTAGTGTTTATAGACCCTCTCCAAGGTCTTTATTATTTAACTTTTACTAAGTACCACCCGCAATGACATGCTCTAACTCCTGACATACTGTTGTATACCCTCAAATAAAAATTAGTGTTACCACTGATGTTTATAACAACCGGAGAACTACAGCATGCCCTATCCATATTATCATCTGACATATAAGCCCCCGCATCAGTAGCTCCACTATTAGTTGAAAAAACCATAACCATTCTGGACGCAGGAGTTCCATACATCTTTGCAAACACCATTCCGATATATGTTCCGGCAGGAAGTGTCACGCTAGCAGGGGTATTCCATCCGCCACATGTAATATTAATATTTTTGTCATATCCATATATAGGTGCCGAAATACCACCAGCACTATTAGCATAATTTGCAGATTTAGCATAGTTTACGCTAAAGTTTGATGGATTATATACATACATGTTTACACCATCATTTCCGCCCCACAACCAACTTGGCTGTCCGCCTTGCCCAGACCAATTCCAATAACGTCCGTTGATTGCTCCTGCTGCGGTTATATCAAGACAACGTATGTTAGCTCCAGCTCCAGTCAACGTTAACCCATCGAAATCTAGTCTGAATGACCCGCTATGTCCGCCATTGTAACCATAACCATAGACCGATCCAGGTGATATTTGTGTTGTATAATATCCGTCTTCTCCCTGCGTATTTGGATTTCCCCAATAAATATCTATTGCTTTATAATCATTGTCTGCCGCTTTAATTATCATACTTCCGCCAGTAATAGTCGCCTTAGATGAGACTATTTCGCCCTCGAATTTACCGCTCGTAGCATATATCTCGCCAGTAAACTTACCATTAACTGCCTCTATTGAGCCATCTTCCAGCACCTTAAAATTCTGATTGGCAGTGACAAGACCTTCGAGACTGATCTTTTCAGCCTTAATCGAAATCTCCTCTGCTGACTGGTTGATTTCAGAAATAATCTTTTTCTTTTGAACCATTCCTTCTGGCGTAGCACCTACACTGTATGATGTAGATGTTGTATTATCAGTGTAGGTAATAATCGTCCTCGTCCAAAGATATGGCTTTGATGTGTCCGCAGCCGGTATCGACGCAGACCACGTCCCGGTTGGGGTTGTTGTACCACTAGACGATGCCTGATAAGTTACCGCAGTTGTTTTAACACCTTTACCTGTTGCACCAGTGTCGCCCTTTGCTCCTGTATCACCCTTCTCGCCTTGAGGCCCTTGACTACCTGTATCACCTTTCTCACCAGTATCTCCTTTGGCTCCGGTATTACCAGTAATGCACACACCATTTGGCGATGGCGTATGTTCAGAACTTCCATCTCCATACGTTACCGCAGTTCTTCTCCATATATACTTTCCTTCAGTCCATGTCGGCTGCGTTTTTGACCATGATCCGCCAGATAATGACGTAGGTGATTTAGATAAATAGAATTCCTCGATAGCACTGGTTATTGTAGAACCAAGCACCGTATCCAGATCTTTATTACTTGCGCTGAATTTAATGTTGTCTGCTGATATTGCCAGCTTATATTTTCCGTCTTTATCCTTGAAATACTTTAGAAATTTATCTCCATCACCAAAAGCAATCTGTCCATCCTTATCCTGATAGATTCCTCTTGTTGTGTTGTCGACAGAACTTTTTACTCCCGAATATATAGCGTTGTCGGTGATGTTAAAACCGCCAATTGTTGCATCGAAAGCGACTAAATCTTCTACGCTAATCTTGGTAGCGGTTATAGACTTTGCTGTGATAATGCTTCCATTCAAGCTATTTTGATCTGTCTGCTCTGTTTCTACAGTCTCAGCAGATACATTGAGCTTGTAGTATAGTCCGTCAGACCCTTTTACCACCAGCTTATCGGCTTTAATCGTATTACCCTCAATCAGATCTCCCTTAATCGTAACGCCAACCAATTCTCCCGTGACTGTCTGATCTCCGATGACCAAATCTTTAATAATGCCGGATGTAGCATAGAACTGTTCGATCGCAGCCTTACCAATATTTGAAAAATCAATATTTGCATATCGAATATCTGCTTGTTCTGCCGATAATTTCGTTGTATTTAACGATTCGATATCAGCTTCCGTTGCCCTAAACGACTCAACTGTTGCATCTTTAAACTTGCCATAATCAACATTCAAATTACGTATCGCTACATTTGTTGCATCCAAATTCGTGATTGTTGCATAGGTTATTTCAGCAATCTCTGCACTAAGCTTAGTTGTTTCGAGATTGTCAATCTTTGCTGATTGAGCAGTCAGAGTGCCATTAATGGTCGCATTATCAGCTTCGAGATCATCGATCTTTGCTGATTGAGCTGTCAGAGTATCTCTAATCGTCGCATTGTCAGTTTCGAGAGTTTCTATTCTACCAATCGTAGCCTCAAGTTCATCGGTTGATACTTTCTTCGCCATGAGCTCTTCGACAGACAATACTTTTGCTGAGAGATCTTCCACGTCTCCTGATCTAGCAGCGGGAGACGACAGGTTTCCTGTAACAACGGCCGTACGATTCTTTACTGTAACCGTGACTCGCTCTCCATCCTTAGCCGCCGCAGTCTGTATTACAGGAGTAAGCAACTCAGAGCCATCCAGTTTCACATATTTTTTTTTATCACTCTCGACAAATGTTCCATACATAGATGTCTCTTTTGGCTTTTTATCGTTGCCATCGTTTAGTAATTTTGCGAATTGACTCGCCAAATCATTAGACAATGCCACCACTTATCACCTCCATAAATTTGTTGTAAAAACTGCTTTTTCGGACACTGGACACCCGCTCTCACACGTTATTGATTGACTTATCACTTTGGCTTTTACATTTTCCAATCCAGCTCTTGAATATTTCAGCCGCACACAGTCACCAACTCTGACCGGACAGTAAGCATGTGTATAACTCACTGTGTATTCAACTGAAGATAAGCTTTTCAATAGTTTCTCAGCATACTCATCGACCTGAGCCTGTGAAGGAGAACCTGCAAAAGACGGTGAAGTTTCACGATACACAATTTCTCGTCCTCGTTTTACTGTTGATGTGGGGCTGTTTTCATCATCATTTACGATTCTCGAATAGTAATTGTCATTACCGCTCGAATAAAGAACCTCTACAACATTTGGAACCCCATACAAATCATGACTCAAACTTACTTCCGGGTATAAAATCGAACTGTTGTCGTCGTTGTATGTCCATACTGGTTGTAATGCAACAAGTTCTTGCTTTGGTGCAAACAGTACCTTTCCTAGCTCGTCAAGATCCAATTCATATTTTGCATTGCTTAATAGATCGGAAAGAAATGCAAGCCATGTATCATCCGTTGACGAAACAAAATCCCCGGTCAATTTGTCGTTTGTTTCGACTCTTACAACCGGGGCTCTCATATTGCTTCTGGCAATCCTATATGCATTTTCCATGATGTTATCGTTTTTAAATAACGAATATCCTATGTCTGGTTTTTTCTCAGATAATTCCAATAATGGGGAATACGCATCCATAGATACTGTGCTCACCTTTCCGTCATAATCTGACGAAGGGGTTTGCACTAAGAATGTGCCTAATGGATACTTCGATCTTTCTCCATTTTGAATTGTAATAAGGTACACTCGAATGTAGCACTCTCCAGTGAAATCTTTCACATCAAACGTGGCTGAAGCTAATGTATCTGATGTGCTGTCTCGTGTAATTGTACACGCAGTCACGTTTCGCATCCGCTCGTCATCCATCCAAGTATTTGGGTCAACAGTATAATACTCAAATGTCTGAGTCATCGACTCTAACCAATTAGTCATTTATACTCCTCCTTCGACCTTTGTAATTTCAAAAGACACCGGAATGACCAATGAATCATGGTTTACGTTATATGATACTGATATATTAGCCCAATACCCTGTTCCAGATGGTTCTCGGACATAGACATCTCCTTTCCATATAGATAATCGTCTTATGGCATATAACGTTTCCTTATCCGTTTTAGGAATATCTACCTTCCATGAAGATGATGTTGTTACCTGTGTACCGTAATAACTTACCGGAGAAGTTCGTCCTTGATACTTCACCAATGTACTGTCTGGACTGTTTTTATCAGAGACATCTATATTATAAGGAAGCCTTAACATGGAGCCAGACCAAGGCGGTGTGGCTAATTCTCCTGCATCATCAGTATCAAACCAAGACCACTTCTCATCCCACTGTATAATTACAGCCTTTTCGCCAATGGGATACCCAGTTAAATCCGAATACCCAACAGCACCAGTATCTTTTAATATGGCTACGATTCTATATCTCGCTATATCCAATGATGGGTGTGGATCTGTCGCATACGTTGTTTTCGAATTATCAAGTCCAGTTTCTATCTCTGTAAACGTACCATCAAATTCGCGTCTATACACGGATAATGTACAGTTAGATGGCAGCTCCTTTTTGACCGAATAACAAACATATGCTTCTTCGCCTGTTGTTAAAACAGCCCGCATCACATCTTCACCCGTTGTGGTTCGTTCTCTGGTTGGAAGATACAATGTTCTGACTAATTCAACCTCTTCTTCTGTCTTTTCGTATCCCGTTTCCTCCGAATAATCAACTCGGTAGGCTGTGATCATATATCTTTCACAATATGGATTGATGTATGTGGACATGGTTTTACTATCAAATGTTATCTGTGCATTTGGTGTCAAATCATATTCAAACCATTGAACCCGAAAGATGCGAGTTTCTGTACATGTAAGCCCCGTGTTCATAGATACCACCACTTCAACTCGATATGAAACATTGTTCACCAGGTCGACATCATTCGCTGAAAGTGTAATATCAAGAGATGTTTTAGTATCATAAAATTTAGAAAATACCTCTTGATTGGCACTCACAATTCTCTGATTACCGATGTTATCGATAGTCTCATAAGAACTCATAGCTTTAATAGTTACATGATATCCTGTTGGAACTTGAGTATTTGGTCCCGCAATACCAGAAATATGAAACGGAAATGAAGTAAGAATTGATAAATCATTGTTGTATGCATCTGATAAATTCAACTTTAATGTTGGTGGAGCGTACACTTTTATTTCTCGCTGTACTGACCAATCTCCATACTTATTTGTGACTCCTGCGGTTCTAACTCGCCATTGTATTGTAGCGCCTTCGGTTAAACTTAACGTGTCTAACTCGTAAGAGCTCGTCTTATCCTTATCGTCGTCTGATCTATCATTCTTGATTGTTTGAGTTTGCTTTTTCCCATTGATTATTATCTCAAGTTCGGCATACGTCTGACTTGATGAATCCGCTGAATTATGAACCCAATATAACATCAATTTCTCACCGCTAATTAAAGTGGTAGTCGACGACCATGTGGTCGGCGCGGCTGGTGACTTACCTATTACAACAGACACTACACCAGACCACGCAGATTCACCCTGGTCATTAACAGCTCTCACTCTGAAGAAATACTCCTGTCCTGTTTCCAGACCAACCACCAAATAATACGAATTTTCAATTCCTGATTGTTTAGTAGTCTGATCTGTCCTGTCAAAGTAATCTTTATTCGGTGAGTATTCAATTTCGTATGTTTTCGCTCCCGTGGCTGCCGACCATACAAGATATACAGAAGTTTCAGATTCCGCTCGGCAAGTCGTTATTCCGCCAGAGGCGGCCGGGGCAGATTTTATTTCTTCTGAAAAGTCTGACCAATCACTGCACCAGTCTTCTATAATTGGAGAATTTGCTGCAAGATCACCATTCAAACTTCTACATCTAACTTTATAGATATATCCCGGTACTATGTTGAATGTACAAGATGCTGCGTTATCTTGAAGCAACATAACTGTTTTACGAGAGTAAGATGTGTCAAGATAATACCCCGGTGCCCAAAGCTCAAACTGAACACGATTGGTATTCAATTCTTTACCGCCAATTTTTGCTGTGATCGTATACTTGTCAATTGATACTGTAGGAACATCTGGCACCTGAATTCTTTCTTCTTCTGGTGTATTCCAATAAGTCTTTTCTACAGACCAATCAGCATTCCAATATGCAACTTGAACTTTGTTTACCTCATGCGTTTGTGCTACTGGTTTTACCTTAAACCTTACTGCTCTTGCGTCACTAGGTATACTGTAGGTGGATGTTTTCTCTGTTGTAGTTCCAGAATTTCCAACAATCCAAACTACGTTACCATCATCATTTATGGCAGCGCCCATATTATACTCCCATTTTACTTCGAAATGGTCGATATGGTCATATGGCCACGACCATGTGGCATATAACATAGTTCCTTTGGGGTCTACCGTTCCGAAACCTGTGATACGTGGCGAATTAGCCATCTTTACATCCTCCTCTCTATTCTAGCTGCTCTAATGAGTGTTTGAACTGCATCGTTTATGCCGCTTCCGTCATCATATGTAATGCCATCAATAATGTATGTATCGCCTCGTGTATTACCGAGTGTTTTACCAAGTGTATTGATAGCTGATATCACATCATTTGCATTTCCATTTTGACGATTTCTCATTGATGCGTTAATTGCTCCAATATTTGTCATTACGCCAACAGATGGATTCATAGCAAGCATCCCATTCATAGTTGCTACGCCAGAATTAATGTCGCTCAAATCCATTACTGGTCTGATTGTAGGCTGAGCATCAACATCCATTGCAAGCATCTGACCTAATCTCGAGATTGTCTGCTTTGTACTGTCGATAGCTGATGCGGCCATAGTCTTTGCTGCTTGAACACTGAGATGTGATTTCTTATCAATACCATTAGCAAATCCCATGCCGAAATACTGTCCAACTTTGTCTAACTTCTTAGATGGTGAATGAACTTGCAATTCTTCTCGTGCAGCCTTCTCCGCATCTTTGGCCATGTCCTTAGCTTTTGCTTTAGCTTTATATGCACTAGCTGATATACCATTTGCGAATCCTGTAACAAGATAACCTCCGATAGTGTAGAAGTTATTATAATATCCCTTCAGACTCAGAGTGATGAATGCCATCATTGATGTAAATGCTGATGATGCCGTATTTTTCGAACCTTTTATTCCGCTAACAAAGTTCGACATGATTGTCTCTCCGCTGGTTTTGAACTGCTGAACATTATAATTCAGAGAACTCTTGATGCTGCTAAGTATTGAATGTCCGATACTCGTAAATTCACTTGACTTGCTCTTCATGCCTGAAGCGATCGCGTTTACGACACTTGAGCCAATTGAATTGAATGATGCGATCTGATCATCTGAGAATGAATTACCAATACCCTTAAGATTTACTGTGTCACCGCTGAGTGAATTAAGAATTCCCTTAAAGGTGTTTACTCCATTAGTGTTCAACCCATCCATACTCTTGATTGTGTTAACCAACTTATTGATTGAGTTGATTGCTGTTTCAACCTTTGAAGCGTCAACGTTGTCGAACGAATCACAGAATGTCTTTATGCTGTTTCCAATACCCTCGAAATCGAATTCGTCGATCTTTGTTTGATCTACTGCGCTGATTGACTGAGTCATTTCGCCAAGTCTTTTAGCCGCTATACTAACTGTCGTGAGATTTGATACATCCATTTGAGCTGTCATATTGGCAAACACACCCATATATTTACCAAATGACATTAGCTTAGCTCCGAAATCATCCAGATCCATCTTTCCATCGAATAGATGAGTCTCTGGCAAAGCCGTCTGAAGTTCTGTCATCAATAATCCACAGTCCTTAGCTATTGAAACTGTTGTTGTGTCTACCGGGTTTTCTGACAATACCTGAGAAAATGCGGCTAAAGCTGAGCCATAAAGTGCAATTTGGGTTCCGAAAGTACCTAGATTCTTTTCACCAGCAAAATATTTTACTACACCACCAATAGCTCCAGTATTATTTTGTAACTCTGCCATTACGTTTCCTGCATAAGCTGCCTGATCAGCAAGATCGGAACTAATCCCATCATTAGCCTTAAGTTTCTTATCAAAATTAACAACCCCATCTGCAAAGTTACTCATCTGCGATCCGAAATCGCCAAGATCTTGAGAACCAAAAATATCTTGAAGTGCTCCATTTTGACTTTTGATCTTGCTCTGAAGAGTAGCCATGGTTTCACCAGCATAAGCTGCTGCGTCAACAGAATCTTGATTAATGTCAGCAACCTCAACCTTGGTAGCAAATGCAATGATTCCATCGGCAAACTTACTCATCTGCGATCCGAAATCGCCAAGATCTTTTTCGCCAAATATGTCCTGTTTCAATCCACCAGTTCCATATAAGCTACTCTGAAGCTTAGCCATCATCTCACCTGCTTTTGCGGCTTTTTGGACGGCTTTATCATTTATACAATCACCATTATTAAGCTTGTCTGAAAATGCGATAATTGCATCTCCGAAATCTGAAAGCTGAGAACCAAGATTTCCCAAATCCTTTACTCCCAAAAATTTGGATAATCCGCTCACAAGTTCTGCCGCTGTAAGAGTAAGCAGCATCTTAGCTAATGCTTCCCCA